TGCCATGGCTCTTCGGGTACCACTTCCCACGAAAATCCAAACCTGCGAACATTAGCAATAAGCCATTTTAAACGCTTTGGTTCTCCAGCAGTATGAACATCAACGGCCAATCCGACTATTGTGCTGTGACGTACCGGGTGCCGCCAAAGAAGCCAGCTTAGAATCTTTTTTATACCACTTCTTGCCTTCAAAAGTTCTAGTAGAATTGCCATTCGGCGTTGTCGTATAACGCTGCTTAAATGCCACAAGCTGTGATTCATATGTTCTGTATGTGTCACCAGCTGAAACGGGTTTTAGCTCGATACCATCTGCTTTTGCCACCTCAACCATTGCGTTCCAAGCATTGGCTGCTTGCCAATGAAGTTTGCCGCCACCAGTTGCTGGACGAAGAAGGGCTTCTGGTAACTTACCGGGAGCAATTCCCCTAAGATCTGCCGGTTGCTTTACCGGGACTACAATATCCCACTCTACTTTTGGCATTGGGTGCTTTCCTATCTAGTAAAAATTAATAGCCCATTTTTTTCTTTGAAGACTTTTTCTTGATCATTTTCTTGCCCGTTTTTTTTGCGTAGGCTTTGGCTTTCTTTTTCCCAACTGCAGTATATGCAAACATTTTATTTCCTACCTTAGGCATTGTTTTCTCCTTATTTATTTGTCTTTCTAATTAGTAATTAGATTAATTATATATTACCACTTAACTTTATCGACCCAATAAGTAGTGGACATTATACTCTTACTAATATTTTTTGAATGACGCGCCTTAAAAGGCTCGCGACGCTTACGAGAAGCGGTAGATGTGCCTTTTTTCTTTGGTGAATCAGAAACTCCCTGTTGACCAAATCTAATAGGTTTTACTTTAGATCCACTTTTAGCTAAAACACCATGACTCTTCTTGGGATGATTTGAAGTACGCTTTAATTTATTGTAACTAGAAAAAGTCTCATTACCCTTTTTAATTACCATTTACTCAGTCCCTTTTTATTTTGAAGGTTTTGGATGTTTATCTTTAGTGGTTTTTCTTGCTTTAGCAACAGACATTATTTTGTTTTCTTAGTTGTCTTTTTTGCCGCCGACTTTCTTGCCGCCTTCTTCGCTGAATTAACAGCTTGCTCTGCCGACTTAGCTACTTCTTGAGCGGCTTTCTTTACAGAGACCGCAACATCCTGTGCGGCTTTCTGCGTAGCGTCACCAACAGCAGACTTGAGGACTACAACCTCCGGCCTACCTAATAGCTTTTTAAGCGATGATATTACTTTTTTCATGTTTGTACCTCTTTACTTTAAATTAGATATATTTATATAGTATCGTTTAAAACAAGAAAATGCAAATTATCGACCTTGTTGAGCCTCTTTTATTGCATTATATCTTTCTGCCGTCTCTCTGGATGCCAGAGAAAAAGCCTGTGCCGCGGCGTCTTTTACGGCTTGAGAAAAAGCATCTACATTGGACGGGTCTGCTCCCTCCATTCCAATCGTAAGGCAGACCATAACATCTACGTTTTCAAAATTTCCTGTATTAACTTTTCTCCCCACAGCGACCGTTAAAACTGGTTCGGTTCTAACAGTTAATTTTTGATGTGTTGCAACCACTGAATCCATTACGGTAGAAACAGACTGTTCAACAGCGCTTTCGGTTATTTTTGGCATTTATACTCCTACTCTTTCTAGTTTATTAATAATTAATTTAAGTGTATTAATAGATTGTTCTTCTAAAGACATATCATCAGTCTTAAGAATATGTGTTGCTTTTTGTTTAATGATATCAACTTGTTTTTCTGAATGATGATTCATTTGCTCTTCAGAAAGGGGTCGTCCGTCTCTCTTTATAATTCTTTGATTCAATGTTGTTTCCTCTGCGTCGAAAACAATAACTATACCATTTGGTTGTTTTAAAATAGAATTTGCTTCATTCTCTAATCTTACGTCAGATATAATAACCGCAAAAGGATTTGCCACACCATCCTCTTCTAAGCCCCTTATGTATTCCCTATACAGTTTTGAAGATTTCATAATTGCCCACTCCGAAAGGCATGAGTCCCTATGATTCCTGCAAATATCCCCTACTTTTTGTAGAAAATTTCTCGGCTTAATTCCTTCCGGTTCTATGGGAAGGGCTTCAATTTGCATCACCATATTTGTAAGCTTTTCATAGTCTGGAACAAAACCAATAGGACTTCCCCCGTAAATTTCGTAAAGAACGTCATGAATTGCATAAAGTTTTCTAGACCTTTCGTTAATTCCCTTTACGTTTTTTTTGATAGAAGCTAACTCATATAACGGAAGGGCATAAAAAATATGCTGCCAGATAATTGAACTACCCTCAGCTAATCCAGCAGGAGATACAACCAAACCCTTGGGGCATATGGTTTCTGCTACAGAAGTTTTTCCACTTCCAGCTCTGCCAGCTAAACCAACTATAATTGGGTGGTTTTGTCTAAAAGTCTTACTCATAGTTTCACAAGTATATCATAAATTTTTACTGTTACGTTTTTTATCGGCCAATTTATCTAAAAATTGATTACACAATTCATCTGGCTCCCACACAAAACTTCTTTCAACTTGAACAATCTTAAAGTTAAATTCTTCTTTAATATCTTGAATGGTCATTAGAAGTGGCAAAATAGAGTGATTTCTGCATTTCCATTTACCGTTGATTTGATTTGCAACAACAGCTGAGTCCGTATAAATAATCGGATCATGAAAATCAGACATAGAACAAATTAACAATCCCGATATAACAGCCTCAAATTCAGCTTCATTATTAGTCCTTAAGCTAAGACCTCTGGCAAACTGTGCAACTTTTTTTCTATTTTTATATACTACCGTAGCGCAAGCGGCTTCTCCTATTTTTTTTTGTCCCTGACCCCTAGAAGCTCCGTCACAAAATACTTCAATGTGCATTAGGATTATATCTTTACGCCAAATTTTATATTTAATTCTTCTGCTCTGCTTTTGAGATTTTTCAGCTGTCCCCCAGTTGAAACAATGTGCGTACATATAAGGGAGTATCTTTTTCTCTCATACTCTATTTGTGTGGGAAAATTTAAATGCTCTTTGGATTCAGAAAAAAATTCATCTGCAGAATCAACCGCCTTATAATGGCCAATATACATATTAGTATGTCCTAAAATCTCTTTCATTATAAAATCCTTTTTCTTCTCTTGAAGAGGCGATCTGCATAGATTGAACTTTGTCAATTAGTTTCCTTGCCGATTCAGAGGCAATTCTTGCTGCCGCCTCCATAGACTCGGCTAAATGCACTATTGACTCAGCGGTAACCAGGGCGGTATATTCACCCTCTGCAGCGCTCAGGGCATTGGCTTCTCTTTCGGCCTCGTTCCTGCCCACTCTATTGGCTTTATAGACTCTCTTGTATGACCCCTCTATAAGTTTATATTGAGCTCTAGCCATTCCAGCAAAGCGAGCTATTCTTCCATAAACATTTGAAGTTCTTGCGACTAAAGAGGCTAAGTCCTGTATATCAAGATCAAGTGTATCGGTATCTGGTATCGTTATAAAATATTCTGAATCTTTTTCCCCAGAAGCATATGCCGTTACGATTTCTTGAATTTGTGGATCAATAAACGCCCTTAAAAGTTCATTTAATTTCTGCATTGCGTGAATATTCATGCTATTCCTTTTTTATGTCAAGAAAGTTTATCACATCTTCCATCTTAGATTCTAGCACAATCTTCAATATTTTATCTCTTGTTTTTGACAAATGTTCTCTAACTGTATTTGGATGTTCAGATATTTTTTGACTTATTTGACTAGACCTCAAGCCGTCAACGTAACGCCACTTAAGAAGTTGTCTTTCTTGAATAGTTAAACTAGCAAAAGGTTCTGCGCAGTTTTCGCCTAGAATCCAAAACTCATTTATTTCTTCTGCATTTAAGAACGATTCCATTTCTCTTTCTTCTGGAGGAGCCTTAAACCCCATTTCCTTTTGTTGATCTTCATTGTTGTCTGAAGGTTCATCTGCCAGTAGCGGAAACGTTTTTCTTCCTAATTGATCTATTAAAAATGTATCAACATTTTTTTTCAAAAGATAAAAAAAGTAGCTATATAAAAATCCGACTAAATGGTATTGGTCCTTTTTCTGAATCTTTTCTTTGATATCGTGCAATACACTGGAAAAAGGTCATATCGACAGTCTGCCTGACATCTTCTTCGTCGCCGATATCTTTTTGCCATATAGGTAATTCCGTCTAAGTACTTCGTTTACATGCTTATATCCAGCTAGGTTCAGTTTGTTTTTTATCAAAGAAAAACGAACAAATGGATCTTTTACGAAAAGAGACGTGAATCTTCTAATGTCATAATCGTTGAAATTATATTTACCATAGTATAACATAGTTGTATATTTTGTTAAAAAATTATTAAAAACCTTCACCAATTCTTTTTGAGATTTTTGATTACCGTTTTTAGCTTCCGCTATTAGTTTTTGCATTTCTTCTTCGTCTAAATTATAATACTGCTCTTTATACGAACCCATTATTTTCCTTCCCAATTCAAAATCTTATCCGCATAAAAAGATCTAATGTCCTCATAAAAAATTACGTTTTTAATTCCTAATTGTTTTGCGTAGTCTTTTGCGTCAGTATTGAATTTGCTTATAACAAAAACTAAATTATTAAATTCCTTTTCATAATATCTTTTAAATCTCTTAAGTTTTATTTTACTTTTATCATCTAAGAAACCTTTTACTTCAATCCAAATACTTTTATTGTTTATGTAAAAATCTGGAGTATAAGCTTTGGTTCCTCGTTTAATTGGAAACGCAAAAACTGTTGGCTCAAATTCAAAATCTATATCATACAACTTTAATATTCTAGCAAAATTTGCCTCCCAATTGGACCTTAATACTAGCCCTATGTCTTCTCTATAACCAGTCTTTGTATGCTGATATACGTTGCCCTTGCCACCGCTTTGCTGCTATGATAGACTCATCAATTGTATAGTTCTTTAGTAAAGAGCGATTTAAAACAGGGTGTTTTGGAAGACCAGAAATCTCCAAAAAAAATTCTTCTGGAGCGTTGTTTTTTATCATGTATCTGCTATCCTATATGCGTAACCTAATCCTAGTCCATTATAATTTACAAACCATCCACAAATCAAATAATTAAGGAGAATAATATGACAAGCAAGTTAGACACACTCATCGATAGCTTCCTCATTGAAGTTAACGAAGAGATCATCACTAACCTTAGCACAATGGGCTACTCGCGTGACGAGGCGGCCGAAGTTGTTGCGGAGTTTGGTGAGTTTGACCTGGCCGCTTCAGCAGCCGCTGAACCAGTCAGCCTTTAATTAATTCCCCCCGCCTGGGGTGGGAGCTAAAACATGGCTCCTACCCCAGGTTTTTTTATTTGTTATTTTCTACGCCTTAGCGGATTTACGTAGTCTAAATACGCCAGTATTACAGGCTCCCGATTTAGCAAAATCACAGTAGGTGCAGGCTCTTTCATTCTTGGTTGGATGGAAAAATGTATCCTTAGTAATCTTATTAATTTCTTTAATTAAATTTTCTTTTACATTCTCTAAATCTTCTTTTGTAAACAGATGGCCTTTTCTCCTACCAGACCTTAAATAATACAGTTCCGCATAAATGTTTTTATCTGGAAAGGCCTCAGAAACCGCCAATGCGTATATGCCTAATTGTAAATTATTTTGTATATCTTTTTGTGCTACTTCCCATTTACCAGTTTTATAATCAATAATTTTTAATGTATTCTGATCAACAATATCTATTCTATCTATATAACCAAAAACAGAATAACTGCCAATTATAAAATTAAATTGATATTCCTTATCAAGGACATCAAACGTCGATTCACCATATTGATCAAAGAATTCATTTAGTATAGTGGTTCCAATTTCTACTAATTGATTTCCAATAACTTTATCTGGGTCTTGTTTTTGGGCGTGTTGTTGATATGATTTAACTAGTTTATTATGATCAAGTTTTTCTTCTTTAGAAACATTATCTTCTAATACTGAATGTATTATATTCCCGAAGAAGAGCCGCATCATTTTTCTGTCTTGGCTCTTTTTGTATATAGCTATAAAAGTATTTTGATGGACACAATTTATAGGTATCTATTCTTGAATAAGAAAAATCAGTTAGAGCAAGGCGCTCAAAATCAGACAATTCTGATATATATTTAATCTGTATAGTCATCAACGTCCTGTATGTTTTGAACAAAGATTCCATTTTCGTCATATTCATTTCCGTTTTCATCTATAAAATGACCGTTATGAATATTTTTATATGAACCGTTCTCCAACGGGAACCCAACCGGTAGTCCCAATTTCCATGTAATCATCTTCGTTATATGGCCAACTCATCATTTTCCATCCAATCATTTGCGCCTTCTTTTAAAGATATAACTGTATCATTAATACCATCAATATTGTAATAGTAGCTCAAAAGAGCATAGAGATCAGCTAATTCAGCCGAAGAAGCATAAAATCCAGCTATACCAGACTGAATAAAATAACTAAGATTATCTCCGACCTTGTACTCAATTAAGGTGGTACCATTTAAAACCATTCTACCGACTTCTTGTGTATTCATAATTTACTCCTCGTATATTGTTATTGGATTAAAGTTCGGATCGTCCATTTTTTCCCTCATATCGCTAACGTAAGAATCCCAATCTCTTTCATCTCGAGATTTCTTTTCATACTTAACAGTTCCCTTAAATGGATTAGATTTAAATTTAGTTATAATTAATTTACCCTTTTGTGTTCGCCATCTAAGAATACCATTTTTGCAATCACAGTAGTCATCTGAATGTATGTCTATACAACCCCTGGGGTCATATCTGCCACTGCAAATATTGCATTTAGTGTACCTGCCCTTGTCTTTACACCTATTGCATGATGAGCAAAACGCCCAACATGGTTTGGTTGCTGGATTCTGATATGTTCCCGGTAATGCCATACTAACTCCATGTACTTATTAATTCATTAATTTTATCTTCTATTTTTAACGATGTTGTTTTCTTGAAACGAAAGGTAACTTTTTTATTGTTTTCCATGTAAGAAAAGAAAACATTTATTGGACCATTTGTTGATTCAATTATATCATAAATAGTTTGAACTAGCTCCATACTAGGCGATTTAGAAAGATTTAAATTTATTGATTGAACCCCAACAGCTTTTGCTGGATCTATTTTATCGATAGAGTTAAAAAATATTTTTACTGTGGCTATTTCATCTTTATTTTCTTTATTAATAGACCCAGTAACAACAACTATATCACCCCCTAAAAAGAAATCATCAGCTATATTTTTAGACTCTCTTGGAAAAACAACGACCTCCATTTCCCCAGTCAGATCTTCAACTATAAACTTAAACATTTTCTGACCCTTTTTGGTAATAATTTTTTTAACCCCCGTAATTATTCCACCTATTTTAACATTCGCACCACTGGACATTTCGCAAGCGTCCTGTATCTTTACGGTAATATCTTTTTGTAAAAAGTCCCATATGCCCTCAATTGGATGCTTAGATACGTATATGCCCAATTCTTGTTTTTCTTTTTCTAATATATCTAACTCATATTTTCTTGTCATATCAAATTCTTCGGCCAAATGAATAAGCTCATCTAAAGCACCGGCCCCTGCAAGATGCTCAAGTGTTGATTTTTTTAATATAGCTGTATCAGTTCTTCTAAAAAAATCGTACATATTTAAATATGGTTTTTGAACATCTCTACAATTAATTACCGCATCTGCTATGGATTCACCAATACCATTAATCGCAGACAATCCAAAAATAATCGTATTGTCATCAATAACTTCAAAATCTTTATTTGATTTGTTAATTGATGGTGGAAGCACATATATGCCAAGCTGCTTACAATCAGACAAATAAGCGGCTAATTTATCTTTATTTCCAACCACAGAGGACATTAAAGCGGCCATATACTCTGCAGTAAAGTGAGCCTTAAGATAAGCGGTTATATACGAAACCATTGCATAACTAGCGGCATGCGCCCTGTTAAAGCCATAACCACCAAAGTATTCAATATCCGAATAGATTTTATTAGCTATTTTTTTATTTAAATTAGAATGCGATTCACATCCCCTTACGAATTTGTGTCTAAATAAAGCTATCTTATCCATAAGTTTTTTGCCAATAACTTTTCTTAAATCATCAGCCTCAGCGGAAGAAAAGCCGGCGAGCTCTCTGGACACCCCCAATACATCTTCCTGGTACAGCATGATGCCCAATGATGATCCAAGAACTTTCTCTAACTTTGGATGATCATACAAAATTTGAGACCTTCCATGTTTTCTATCAATGTAAAGCTTATCCATTCCAGAACCCATAGGACCAGGCCTGTGTAGGGATATTAATGCCATAATATCTTCTATGGTTTTAGGCTGAAGCTGAACCATCATATCTCGCATGCTCCTTGATTCAAGCTGGAAAACACCCATAGCCTGCCCCCTACACAGCATATCAAAGGTGCGCTTATCGTCTAATACGGTTTTATTGATGTCGATATCGATTCCTCTTCTGTTTTTAACTAAATCAAGACAGATATCGATAACCCCAAGATTTCTTAACCCAAGAAAATCTATTTTAAGCAGGCCGCACTGCTCAACCCTACTCATGTCCCATTGGGTTACAACTGGCTTATCTATACCCTTTTGCATTATCGGTAAATAATCCATTAGGGGGTTACGCGATATAACGACTCCGGCTGCGTGTATGCCAGTTTGTCTCACTAGATTTTCTAATCCAAACGCTGCGTCTATAATTTCTTTTGCCTGTGAATCTTTTGTATAAATCGAAGAAAACTCCTGCACCCCCATGCATTCGCTTAAATCTTTTGAAATACCCAGTACGGGTGGTGGAATAAGCTTAGCCACTTTATCGCCGGCGGAAAAATCGTAACCAAGAGCCCTAGCGGCGTCTCTAATGGACTGTCTGGCGCCAGTTCTATTAAATGTGCAAATATGCGCTACTCGATCATCGCCGTATTTAAATCTAGCGTATTCAATAACCTTATCCCTATGCCTATCGTCAAAGTCAAGATCAATATCGGGCATTGATTTTCTTCCTTCAACTAAAAATCTTTCAAATAATAAACCAAACTTAATTGGATCAAGATTTGTAATATCAAAAGCATATGACAAAACGCTGCCAGCTGCAGAGCCCCTGCCCCATCCAACCCTTATATTATTTAATTTAGCCCATCTGACAAGGTCGGACACAACCAAAAAGTATTCTGGAAATCCCATATCTTTTACAACTTTTATCTCATGATTTGCTCGCTGAATAATGGCTTCAGAAAGTTCATTACCATATCTATTTCGTAGTCCGTCCCAAGCTAATCGCTCAAAATATTGAGTTGATGTTTCATTTGTTGGAATTGGAAAATTTGGAAAGTGAATTTCCCCAAATTTTAAGTTTACATCAATCATATCACAAACTGACATAGTATTTTTTAACCAATCAGCGTTGAATAACATCTCCATATCTTGATAAGATTTTAAATAAAAATTATCACCCAAAAAAGAAAATCTATTGGGAGTATATACATTAGAGTTGGTGGCCACACATAGCATTATGTCGTGCGCCCTAGCATCGTGCTGATGCACGTAATGACAATCGTTAGTTGGTACTACCTTGGCGCCAATTACTTTTGCTATGTCTAAAAGTTTATTTAAAATTTTTCTCTGTTCTGTTATACCGTGATCTTGTATTTCTATAAAATAGTTTTCTTTACCTACAATGCTTTGCATTTTGTATGCGGCCTCTAGGGCAAAACTATAATCATTTCTTAGAAGTGCTTGACAAACCTCGCTGTTTAGACAGCCAGATAAAACAATAATTTCTTCAGAATATTGAGAGATTAAATCATGATCCAATCTAGGTTTTACGTAATATCCTTCCAAGAAAGATTTAGAGGACATTTTAATAATATTATGATAACCAACATTATTTTTTGCCAGTATTGTTATATGATACGGACCCCTTTGTTCCCACTCGTTTTTAGATGGACCAGACCTCTCCTCTTCATCCTTATCAAATCTGGTTTTTCTAGCTTGATAAAATTCACTTCCGAAGAATCGGTTTAATACCAACAGCGGTGGCGGTATCGTAAAAGTCAGGCCATGAATGTATATTGCCATGATCCGTTGTAGCTAGACCCGACATACCAAGCGACTTAGCTCTATCTAAATATTTTCCTATATCACCGTGTCCATCTAGCATAGAAAAAACTGTATGATTGTGTAAATTAGTCCAATTTTTCACTGAATTCCTCTTTGTCTTTTAATATCATCTAACACTTTTTGTTTATCTTTTCTGTAACAGACAATTACAACCCCCGCACAATACCTACACACTGAAGGTTTTCCGGCTTGGGCAAACGGACTGGCATACATCGACCTATCAGACTGCTCAGTACCGCAGTCAGAACAAAGACCAATTACATCATCGTCTGACATTTGTATCCCTTATAGTTTTGTAGGCAAATCGAACCGGAGAAGGTGAAGACTGCTCGTTTGTTTCAAAAAGTTTATCACCTATTCTAACCCACTTATTCTTTTTTTCCAAAGCACAATTTCCACACCCAACCCCTACGGCGTTGGCTCTGTCACACGTATACGGCCTGCCGCCAATACCCAACTCTCTTCTTCTAATCCAGTCATTAATGTGTCCGGTAGATTTTTCAAAATTATAATCATCACAATTACTAAGTATTTCATGCAAATATTTAATAGAATCTATATTATAAGTTAATATAGAACACAAAAACAACCTTGCCTCATGTTCTAATCCTTTATTATTTATAGCTTGTTCATGCAACCTCTTTATTGCGGGACAATTTTTCCATAAATTTTCTTTTTCAAATGACTTTTGTTTTTCGCTAAAAGCTTTTAACTTACTTGAACCATACTTATTAAATGATTCTAGAAAGTCTTTTGGTTTTGTTTTTTCTTCTTCCATCTGATATGTGAATTGCCTATACCACTCATTGGCAGATAGCGAAAAATGTTGCTCCTCAACAGTATTCTTTCTTTGAATAGAACAATAAGAAATTATAGAATCTATATTTGAATTTAAAATCTCTTTAGGAATAATGTTTTTATATAAACCAGTAGACTGATGCTTAGATCCGGGTAAACGCCACATTCTCCTCATGTCATAAACCGCAAAGTCTAAAGATTCTATTAAGTATTTTTCTTTTATTTTTGTTGCAATGTACCTAAATATTTTGGGAAGTTCATTTGTTGGATTAATTCCTAAAGCCACAGCCTCACATTCAATATGAAAACCTTTTTTACCAGTAAAATATACAACAACAGATTGCTCGGGAATAAATTTTATTAAATAATTATGCAGAAATATAACTTCTTTATGACATTTATTTATATCTTCGTTATCTAAATCGAAATAAAGCGAACCCAATCTACTGCATTTATCTATCTCTTTTGAGTTGTAATGCCAAACGGAGGTATATAAACCGATATTATTGTGCAGTTTTCTATACTCATCAATATTATTCATATCATAAAATACTGGATTATCACCCACCTTGTCTCTTATAACCCTGTCAAGAGACGGCACATATCTGGCTACCTCTACATATTTCCATTGATTAAGAAACTTTGTTTCATCATTTGAAAGTTTCATTTAATAGAAACCTTCCCAATCTTTTCGTTGTAATTCCATACAGTATATTTACGGGCAGGATTCATTTCTCCACTGTAAGATCTATAATAAACTGATTCATTAATATATAGTTCTAATGAGCTTAGTAACAGTAATCGCTTTTGCAGAACGTTATTTTGATTTCTTGTCATCTGGTTTCCACCTATGCTCAATTATAGTTTCGCCATCAACTATCATGTGAAGTTTTGAAGATATATTATCCGCAAGATGAACTATCATTTCCAGATGAGTTCCCGGTATTGTCTCTGGAATGGGAGACCATGGACCAAGATGACATCTAATAAGCCTCATTATATCTTGAACCGTTTTACCATCAATGTACAGGGTTGTAGAAGAAGCTTCTGAAGAATATTTTTTATCCTCTTCAATACACCACGAAACAAATTTTTCTACAGTATATGGATGAAAAGGATCATAAACATGCGAATTGCTTTCCCCCCCCTTTATACCCTTGGTTATGTCGTGCAATAGCAGTGCGGCATAAACCAAATCACTATCTTCTATTTCTAAACTATACGATGCGCATAGTATTTTTGCAGCTCGAACCGCCCTTTGAGTGTGAAGAACATTCCCACCCTGACCATGTTCATCAATGGGATGATATTTTTTAGAAAAACTAGAAGGAATAATCCAAAAATCTTCACATTTTAAAAGAACAGATCTAACAAAATTTTTTATATGAACTGATGAAATTAAATTGATCTCCCCTAAAAGGGGGGAGAGAATTTTATCCTCTTCTTTATTTTCTTTTAAAAAAATATCTTCATCCAAAAGTTTATCTAGTATAGATTTTTTCATTTTTTATCTCCATCAAAACCAAAATCATATTTGTTAATTAAGGTTTCATACTCTTTGTCTATAAGATAGTAAATAAATTTAGCTGGATCAAAAAATCCCGTTAAATTACTCATATAGTTTATTTTATCAGTTAATTCATTTGTAAATAAAATTCCAAGTCTTCCTTTTTCACGCCTTTTTGACATTTTTCCACCCCTTCCACTTTGAGCACGGCTTATCAAATGGGCACTTTTTACAGTACCAAGTAAGACCTCTTCTTGGGACAAAAGACTGTTCATCAACTATTTCCTCTGCCCAAAATTCTAGTGCCATAAGGTCCTCCTCTTGTATATCAAATTCTTGAAAAGATATTTTTGGTTGAACAAAGTCAATATAACCAAATTTTGTTTGTTGAATCCTGGTAGGATTTTTAAATAAGTATGCGTGTTTCATTGCGGCAAAGTCTACCTCATACATGTTTTGATGACTGTCTTTATAATTAAATAAAAATTTAATTACGTAACATTTTTTGTTCTTAATCAAAATAACATCAAAAATATATTTTATCTTAACCCTTTTCCCAAGAGGAACTACGCATTCTTCATTAATTGATATTGGTATATAGTCTTGATGACTAAAATTTTTATGAAAAGAAAGAAGTAAGGCGGCTGCCCTAGTCGTTAAGCTGGCATTGTTTCCGTACGCACTTTCGTGTTTTTCGGTAATAATATCGTAATCAGAAATATCACTAGCAAACCATAATTTCTCCCATCTATTTAATAAAGACGCATATGAAGGAGCATATCCTCCCTGTTTTTTATAAAAAAAATAATAAATAATTTCCTTTATGGTGTTTTCAAATCTTTCGGAAATAAAATCCCTAGCGTGAATTTTTTCTGATAAATTATCCTCGTGTCTATATTTGTACAATAAGGCGCATGTTTGATAATCTTTAATAGATTGTATATTAATTAATTTCATTATGAAAAATCTCCATTATTTAGTAGGTCATCTAGTATCGATGAAGCATCGTAAGATGCTGAGGTGACCATTTCATATTCTTCATATGTCTTTTTGGAATCCACATATTTTACAAGTGGTGGCTCATAGGAAAAAGTAGAACCCGTTATTCTATTCTTGGGTATTTGAAGCTGCATAATATTTTCATCTTCAGAATCATCTCCACTAATAAGTTTTTTCTCCGTAATGAATATAGTCACTGCACACTTCTGCTGAATAGCCAAAGACCCACCAGTATCCGACTGCATAACGACCTCTCTTCTTTCTTTCATTCTATTAGCATTTTCTTGAGCCGTAATTATAAGCACGCAGTTCATGTCTCTTGCGAGCTTTTCTAGGCGAACCATCATCTCCTCAAACTCACCCCATCTAGCTCTTCCCCTTGATCTAGTAAACATAGACTGTATGGTATCTATCACAATAACATCTGGAATATCTTCATTTTGCAGGAGAATTTCTCTTAACCATTTTTCAAGATCTTCAAAATACGGAGTATCCGGGTCATGCTTGACCATAAGACGGTCACCCCACTGCAAAAGTTTGCTCATAAATAAAGACATATATTTTTTCTTATCGTCCTCATTCCAGTTATTAACCTCTGCGTAAACGTTTCTGCCTATTACTTGTGTCATTAATATTTTTTCCCAATGACTTCTAGCCTCTTCAAAATTAATATATAAAGTTTTGTAGCCATTGTCTAGCCAATTATTTACAAGACATTTGGCAAATGTGCTCTTACCCTTGCCTGAAGCCGCAATAATTGCATGCACGGACCCCCTATAAAAGCCTCCATCATTTGTATATCCCATGGCCCTATTGAGAGATTTATATTGTGTTGGTAAAAAATCTGGAGTATCCAATAAAGAATCTATTTTTTCTATAATTTCCTTAGCCGTTACCACACCATCATAGGGATTATAGTTGATTTGGTTTTCTAAAGTTGTTATCTCTATAGCCAAAGATGTCATCTTAGACAAATCTTCTTCAGACTTAAGTCCTTTTTGACTTAAAATAAACTCCAACTCTTTTAGCAGGTTTTTTTGTTTAATTTTATTATGCTTATGTTTTATAACTTTCGTGACTGCTTCTGGCGTAGAAAGTTCCATTTTATTTAAAACGCCCATTATTAACTCTACGCCGGGCTGACCGTTTAACGCCTCATACAAATCGCTTTCTGTCTGCATCCAGATTTGAAATGCAACTGGATCAACTATATCTAGCTCAGTAAATGTGGAATAGGCAATTAGAGATTTATAAAACTCATTTATTCCATTTTGACCCCCCAATAGGCCAACCATATCTGTCTGCAAATTGTTTTTAAAGAAAGATATTGCTCCCGGCTGTCTAAAAGACAACGCAAATATCTGGTATTCAATTGGATACAAATCGTTAGAAGCTTGTATCAGTGAACTATCTGTCATGATACTTCTTTTTGTTTTTCATTTTTTGATACATTTCCTTTTTTCTTTTATTATATTTTTTTTTCTGTTCTTGATAGTATTTATTATTTTTTATACTTCTCTTTTTTGACTTCTGCCCCACTTCGGGTTTTGCGTTGCGTATCGCCTGCATTATTCTATCATATACCGCTTCTTCTGTAAGCAGATCGTTATATCTAAAAACAATAAAAACTATTCCGAGTTCTTCACATTTTTCCGCTTTCTTTTTGTCTCTTTCAACAGCCTGATCAAAGTCATATTTTGATTCGTAGAATCTTTGCGTATAATAAAAGTGCTGTCTTCCATGAAATTCCGCTGCAATTTTATATGCAGGACAATACACATCGAGCTTCAATCTGTCGCCAATGTGATATTCGTTAATGATTTTCTGCCCAGGCAAAAGTTTCTTCACCACATGCGTTAGGGCAGATTGACCTCTGGATGATTTTTTCTTTTGTTCTTTTATCCAATTAAGACCAAGGGAAGATATTTTTTTATTTAAACTATTATAAGATAAATTAATTTCTTTTGCTATTTCTGATAAAGTTAAATTTGAATCAAATAATAAATCTATAAGAAAAAGATCATCTTCTTTATCAGTTTTTATATGCCTTTTTATCATTAAGTTTTGTCCTATCTAAAGACTTAATTCTTGAAAAACTTACTATTTTTCCCAAATCAAGAATAGACAAATCAAATCTATCCCAAATTTTATGAGCCAAACCAGCCGAAAGAATCGGACAG